AATCGCTCGTGCTTCAGAGCCGAATCCGCCACGGCGGCAACCCCGTGCTGTCGTGGATGGCCGCGAATGTGACCGTGGAGACGAACGCCTTTGAGGACGTGCGGCCGGTGAAGAAGAAGAGCACGGGTCGCATCGACGGGATCGTGGCTCTGATCTTCGCTCTCGGTGGCTGGGAGTCTTCGCAGATCACGAACAAGCCCGCCGCCGAACCCTCCATCCTGATCCTATGATCGCACCGAACACCCGCATCCTCTGGCTCCCCGGCGACGATTCCCGCAACTGGGACTATGAGTCGGGCGGCTGGGCGTCGAGCAACCGCAACCCGTCCGGCGTGAAGGTGGACGCCGAGACGGCTCTCCGCTCGACCACGGTGCTGGCTAGCATCCGCGTTCTCTCGACCAGCGTCGCCGGGCTCCCGCTGCATCTGTACCGCCGGCTGCCGGGTGGCGGGAAAGAGATCGCCCGCGAGCATCCGCTCTATCGCATCCTGCACACGCAGCCGAACTCGTGGCAGACCTCGTTCGAGTGGCGAGAGCAGATGATGCTGCACTTGCTCACGCATGGCTTTTCCCTCGATGAGAAGGTCTACAGCGGCGGTCAGATCAGCGAGATCGTTCCGCTGCACCCGAGCCGCGTCAAGACCGAGCAACTGGAGAACTACCGGCTCCGGTACACCTACCGCGAGGCGTCGGGTACTTCGACCGTCTACACGCAAGATGCGATTTTCGCGGTACGCGGGATGTCGGATGACGGCGTGAACGGCATGAGCATGATCGAGCTCGCCCGCGACGCGATCGGGCTGGCTCGGGCTCTGGAGATTCATGGGGCGACCTTTTTCGGCAACGGTGCCCGGCCCGGCGTGATCCTCTCCACCGATCAGATGCTTTCGCCCGAGGCTGCCGAGAACACTCGGAACCAATGGGAACGCGCCCATCGCGGCCCCGACCGAAGTCATAGAACGGCAGTCTTGCAGGGCGGGCTCAAAGTCACTGAGCTCGGCGGGAACAACCAGGAGGCTCAGTACCTGGAGGCGCGGAGGTTCGCAGTCGAGGAATGCACTCGCATCTTTGGCGTGCCCGGACATCTCGTCGGCGATTTGACCAGAAGCTCGTTTTCAAATATTGAGCAGCAATCGCAAGATTTCCTCACGAACGGGTTGATGCCTTGGTTGCGTCGGATTGAGTCTTCGATCGCTCGCGACTTGCTCGACGGCGATGACGAGTATTTCGCGGAGTTCGACACGCGGGGCTTCCTGCGTGCCGACGCCACGACCCGCTCGGCGTACTACAACACGTTGTGGAACTTGGGCGTCGCTTCTGTCAATGAGATCAGAAGCTGGGAGAACATGAATCCCGTCGAAGGCGGCGACACGCGGTTCGTGCAACTCAACATGACCACGCTGGAGAAGGCGGCAGCCGAGCCCGAAGTGCCGGCGACCGTGGTCGAGGAGATCGTGGTGGACGAGACCGCCCCGGCTCCCGAGCCTGTCGCGGATGCCGCTCCGGTCGAGGCGGAAGAGGGGCCGCAGATCGCCGACGTTTCGCTGAACGGCGCCCAGGTCTCCAGCCTTTTGGAGATCGTCGCTCAATACAACGCCGGGCTACTGAACGAACAGGGCGCGAAGGCGATCATCGCCGCCGCGTTCCCGGGCATCCCGGCTTCGACGGTCAACGCGATCATCGCGGGCACGAATACCGATCCGGTCGCGATGCCGGGCGAGGCTCCAGCCCCCGAGCCGATTGCGGAGCCCGAGGCTGCCGCCCCCGAGGAAACCTCGCAGCGTGCCGCCCCCGGCAGCGTCGCGGAGGGCGACTTCGTGTCGTGGGATTCCTCGGGTGGTCGTGCTCGCGGGCGGATCGATCACGTCATGGACTACGGCACGCTGGACATCCCCGGCACCGACTTCACGATCGACGCAACCGAGGAAGACCCCGCCGCCCTCATCACGGTTTACGAGGAAGTGAGCGGCGGATGGCGACCGACCGAGACGCAAGTCGGGCACAAGGTATTGACGCTCACGAAGATTGACCCGCTGCCCGAGCCGCCGCCGGTTGAGGAGAACTCCTACGGCAAGCCGAAGCGAAAGGGGCGACGCCGTGGCGGCTAGGTACGATCACATCGACTTCACGCCCCCAAGTGGAGTTCGCGAAGAAGCCGCTCGCGGCCTGGCGTGGCGTGACGAGTACGGTCGTGGCGGAACCGCCGTTGGTGTTGCTCGCGCCCGCGATCTATCGAATGGCGTGAACATCAGCCCCGAGACCGCTCGGCGGATGAAGGCTTATTTCGATCGGCACGAGATCGACAAGCAAGGAAAGGGCTATAGCCCAGGCGAGGACGGCTTTCCATCAGCCGGCCGCATCGCCTGGGCACTTTAGCTTTGGGGCGGCGACCCTGGACAAGATTGGTCAAGCAAACTGGTGCGGCAGATAAACGCCGCCGACGAGGAGGGCAGGAGCATCATGGGCAACATCGAACGACGTTCCTTGGCGATTGACGAGATCGAGTCGGCGGTGCCGCTGCTCGCGGTCGAGAGCCGCAGCGAGGATGACGGCAGCGAGCGTGAATGGGTTGTGGGCTACGCCGCGAAGTTCGGCGTGCTCTCCCTCGACCTTGGCGACTTCGTGGAGCGGATCGATCCCGGTGCCTTCGGCATCGTCGCCGAGCGTCGCGGCCGGCGTCGCCCGCTGGAGACGCGGGCTCTCTGGAATCACGACCCGAACTACCCGCTCGCCCGATACCCTGGCACGCTGCGGATGACGGTCGATGAGGTCGGGCTGCGGTACGAGTTCCCGGTGCCCGACACGACCTATGGGCGGGACATCGCCTCGAACATCCAGGCGGGCATCGTCAAGGGCTCGTCGTTCTCGTTCACCGTGCCAAGCGGCGGCGACTCGTGGGCGGTAGAGGACGGCCGCAGCGTGCGGACGATTCAGCGGATCGACTCGTTGCTCGATGTCGGGCCGGTGACGTTTCCTGCGTATCCCGACGCCGATGTGAAGGTCGCCCAGCGGTCATTCGATCAGTACCGGCAGCAGCGGGAAGTGGAGGCGGCGAGGCGGTCGCTCGCCCGGTCGCGTGCCGCCGAGATCCGCGAGTATCTGAGGCAGCATGGCCGCTAGTGGCGATTCGTGCCCCCGGTGCCGCGATGGCAAGTACGCCGTCGCGTCGAGTGTTCGCAGCGGCGAGTATCAGACTCGCTATCTGCGGTGCTCGCGGTGCGGCTGCACCGACAAGCAGATCGTGCCCGCCGCTGAAGTGCGGCGGAAGTCTTTTACTGCCGAACGTGCCTAACTGCATGGTTTCGGGGCACGGCTCCTAGGTTCGGGATAGGCGAGACGCGAGTGCGTCGCCGCGACCCCGAATACAGGAGCGATCCTCGTGGACAAGATCAAGGCACTGCTCGAAGAACTGGCCGCCGTCGTTGCCGAGATGGAGGCGATGACCGAGGACGCGCCCGAGGGCGAGGCTCCCGCCGAGCCCATGACCGAAGAGCAGGAGGCTTCGCTCCGCAGCCTGGAGGCGAAGGCCGACAAGCTCCGCGAGCGGATTGAGTTCTTGCAGCGAGTGCAGGCGAAGGAACTGGAGCTCCGCAGTGTGCTGGAGCGGGCCGCCCCTGCGAAGAAGGTCGAAGCCACCGAGGAGACCCCCGTCGTGGAGAAGCGTAGCGTGTTTGCGATTCCGAAGGCGTCTCGTCCCCTCCGGGGCTTCCGCAGCGAGGAGAGGGCTTATCGCGCCGGCATGGCGATCAAGGCCGGGCTGCTCGGTGACGAGGAGGCCCGTCGGTGGTGCCTCGATCACGGCGTGCAGAGCCGGGCTCAGGCCGGCGGCATCAACTCGCTCGGCGGTGTGCTTTCTAATGACGAACTGTCATCGGAGATCGTGCGATTGGTCGAAGAGTTCGGTTCGTTCCAAGCGAACGCCCGCGTGCAGACGATGAACAGCGACACGCTGCTCATTGCCCGTCGCACCGGCGGTCTGACCGCGAAGCCGATCGGCGAGAACGCCGCCCCGACTTCGACCGACGTGACCTTCGACAACATCCAGCTCGTCGCGAAACTGTGGGGCGTCGATAACAGGGTGCCCATGAGCCTCATGGAAGACTCTGTGATCGACCTCGCCGATGCGATGGCGGTCGAGATCGCCCAGGCTTACGCTGAAGCGTTCGACAACGCCGGCTGGGTCGGCACCGGGGCGGGCGACCCGTACCACGGCACTGTGGGCGTGGCGACCGCGATTGTGGACGGCACTCACTCCGAGAGCGTTGTGACGGCCGACAGCGGCAACACGACTTTCGGCACACTCGACCTTCTCGACTTCACCAACGTGGTCGCGAAGTTGCCGGTCTACAGTCGGCGGAATGCCAAGTGGTACATCTCTGCCGCTGGATACGGTTCCTCGATGCTGCGGCTGATGATGGCTGCCGGCGGCAACAACGTCGCCGATGTCGCTGGCGGTGCCGGGGCTTCGTTCCTTGGATACCCTGTCGTGACAGTGCATCCCCTGGAGTCGGCTCTGACCGGCACCACGGGCAAGGTCGCCTGCCTGTTCGGCGATCTCTCGCAGGCTGCCACGATGGGTCTGCGGCGTGAAGTGACGGTGAAGACCGACGCGTCCCGCTTCATTGAATATGACCAACTGCTGACCTTCGCGACCGCTCGCGTCGCGATGGTCGCTCACGACCTGGGCTCGACCACGAAGGCTGGCCCGATCGTTGCCCTCAAGTTCGCCTGAACCCTGACCCTCTAGGAGACTCCTGACAGTGAACCATCTCGAAGCGACGAAGACGGTCGTGGGTTCGACCGTGACCTCGGCGGCTGGCACCGCGACCCTGACCATCGACACCCTCGGCTATGACTACGCGTCGGTCGATGTGGTCGTGGCGGTCTCGGCGACCCCGGCGAACACCTCGGCGTCGATCCTGAACGTGCTGACGCTCTCGCAGGGCGACACCAACACGGCGGGCTCGTCGGTGTACACCGTGGCGGTTCCCGCCGCGAGCGTGGCCGTGACGGCCCAGCCCAGCGTGGTGCGGCTCGATGTCGATTGCCGTGGCAAGGGCCGCTACCTCAAGGTGGACGCCACCCCCGCCTCCAGCCTCGCCACCACGATCGTGGCTCGGCTCGGCAAGGGTGAGCAGGGCCCCGAGTCGGCTTCCGCCAAGGGCGTGCTCGCTAAGTATTCCGGCTGATCGCTTGACAGCCTCAACAGATTAGATGGCGGGTGCGGCATGAGCCGTGCCCGCCATCTCTGTTTTGAGGGCTCCATGATCGTCAAGGTCGGCGGCACGGATGTCGATGTTCGGATCGAG